TGGTGTGAAGTCGAGGATGTGAGAACACTCGATGACGCGGAGCTTTGGTTGCCTTGTGCTGCTTCCCACAGCAGTCAGAGTTACGCTCTAAGAGTGCGGGGGCTTTCGATGTTTAACCAACACGAACGTCGCTCATTCCGAGACGGCGACATCATTTTTGTAGATCCAGCGAAGGACGCGGAGAACGGGTCACTTGTCATCGCCAAATTAGTCGATAGCCAAGAAGCGACGTTTAAACAGTTGGTCATGGAGGGAAGCCGACGATTCCTGAAGCCGTTGAACCCAGCATGGCCAGAGCCAATCATTGAATTAGGATCTAACGCGATGATTTGCGGCGTGGTGTTCTCAAAACTCGAAATTTTTTAATACATAATTCCGCCAGATAGAGCCCGCGCCTAGCGGGCTTTTTTGTGACCAGCGTCGAAATCAATTCAAATACGTATTGACTGGATCAATACGTATTTGTATCGTTTGCATCGTTACCTCTCACCAAGAGCACGAGACATGCATACGACACAGCACAGCCCTACCCGCGGCCGGGTGTATCTACACCCGGCCGCGACCACCAGCTCCGCCGCAAACGAAGCCATTCAAAAGCGCACCAGCCTGCTGGTCATCATCAATATCGGTCGCCCTGCTACTGCCCTTCCAGTCCGCCCTGTCGTAACTGATGACATTAGCCCATGGGGAGGCGACGCAGCATGACGCCTCTTCTAATCGGCCTTGCGGGCCGCGCTCGAGCCGGCAAAGACACTGCCGCCCAGCATCTGGTGAACCACCACGGGTTCCAGACCTACGCATTCGCCGATCCGCTGCGCGATGGCCTGATGCACATCCTCAATCTGAGCCCGTGCGACTTCGAAGGCGACCAGAAAGAACAGCCGCTCCCGTGGCTGGGCCACTCCCCTCGCGAACTGATGCAGTCCCTGGGCACCGAGTGGGGCCGCAACAGCGTGCACCCTGAACTGTGGCTGCTACTGGCCGCGCAGAACCTCGACCTACTGGCACGCACCCACGATACCGCACGCGGCTTCGTCGTCAGCGACGTTCGGTTCAACAACGAAGCGGACTTCATCCGTAAGCGCGGCGGCGTCGTAGTTCACATGGATCGCGTGGTGGCAACACCCGTAAAACCGCACAGCAGCGAAAACGGAATCCAGGTTGCTCTTGGCGACTTGCGGCTGACAAACGATGGTTCCTTCGATGAACTGTTCACGAACGTCAACCACATCGTGGACACGCTGCACGCCCGTGCAGCAGTCGCCTGAGGACAGCGCCATGAACCGCACCCTGGACGAAACCGCCGCAGTGCTCGGCCTCAAACCCCGGAAATTCCGCGAGCAACTGCGTGCGCTCCGCGTGCTGACGCAAAGCGGCGACCTGGCCAGCCACCACCGTGGCGGCGGCAAATTGTTTTCAGACCCGCGCAGTGTCCAGATCGGGACCACCAATCGTTACAAGCATTACGCCGTGGTGATGGTCACCGAGGTCGGCGTGCAATGGCTAGCCAAGAAGCTAGGCATCACCATCACGCACAAGGACGCCGCTGCATGAAAACCAACTACTTCAATGCCTACACCCAAGCCCTCGGCGCCCTGAGACTGATCCCCATCTACCTAGACAGCCCGGGCGTGGTCAGCCGCGCCACACTGATCGGCGCCGCGAGCGAAGCTATTGACCTGCTGGACAGCATGCCTTGCCGAACAGTGGAACTAGCCGAGGTCTTTCGCTGTGTCAACAACGTGATTCAAGAAGGCCAAGTGGCCTATGTCACCCCGACCAACTCGCCCGAGTATCCATTCGGCGCCGTTGTCGCTGATGCAAAAGGCAACGTCTGCGCCACCGGCATGGGCAGAAGCAAAGAGAGCCTCGCCGAACTGATCCGGGTCAAGTTGGTGCCCCCAGCGGAGGGGTTCGGGGAGGTCGCTGCATGAGCAATACCCTCGACCAACTTCGTAAGCAGTTCGCCACACCCTGCCCGTCACTGACGGCAGTGCGGGAACAGTACTTCCCGCACATCCGCACGGACCGCTACCTGCTGAGTGAGATCAAGGCTGGCCGCATTGCTTTAGTCGTGACACGCCTGCACAGGTCAGCCCGGACCAAACCGGTGGTTTACCTGCACAACCTGGCCGCCTTTATCGACGCCCAAGCAGCGCTGGAAGCAGCCTGATTCAACGGTGCCCCCTGCCGTCCAGGGGCAGACAACATCCACTCAATGAGGCACAGCACATGAGCAAAGCACGCCCCTTCATCGACACGCTACGGGACATCGAGGCTGGAGGCTTACTTGATGAACTCAGCGAAACCCAACATAGCCTAGTCGATGCCATCCGCCAGACCGGTAAGGGCGGTGAACTGACCATCAAGCTCACCTACAAGCCTGACGGCAGTGGCCAGATGACCATCAAGGCCGACGTTAAAGCGAAAGAACCGATCCTGTCTCGCGGCACATCGCTGTTCTTCCTAACCCCCGAGGGCAACTTGACACGCCGCGACCCGCGACAACAGGACCTAGCGTTGCGCACAGTCAGCGAAGACCCAGTGCCGGAAAAACTGCGCCACGTCAGCACGTAACGCCCGAGTCGAAAACCTCTCACCACAGCATCACCCAACGGAGCACATCCAATGCAACAAGCCATTCAACAACTGGTCACCTTCGCACAGGCGATCGGCAAACCGATTGATCATCCAGGGCTGGCAGCACCCATTGCCCTGCTGCCCGACAGCGTGAGCATCAAAGACCTTGAACACCTGCTGCCGAACCCCACTCGCACCCGCCAGAAACTCACGGTACTGGATGCAGAATCGTTCATTGCGTACGTGAACCGCTACGCCGATGCCGCGACTGCAGTGTTCTGCAACGGCCCCGAAGGCCGAACCTTCTTGGCAGTCATCGACTACCACCAGCCAACATCCCCCGCCTGGCGCGACCACGTGGCCACGTACCGTTGCCCTACTAGCATCGAGTGGGGTCGCTGGAAAGAGAACGACCGCAAGCGCATGGATCAAGCAACGTTCGCCGAGTTCATCGAAGAGAACGCCAGAGACATCACCCAGCGCGAAAACGAAGCGAACGACCCCAGCCCTGCCGACATGCTGGAAATTAGCCGCACCTTGGAAGCCAAGAAAAACATCACCTTCCGCCAAGGCATCCGCCTCGACAACGGCCAGGTTCAACTGACCTACAACGAAGAAATCGATGGGCGTGCCGGCGAAGCAGGCCAACTGCGCATCCCCGAACAATTCTTCATTGCCGTGAAGCCCTTCCTCGGTGGTGACGCTTTCTGCGTCCCGGCCCGCTTCCGCTACCGCATTCTAGAAGGCCGCCTGCAAATGTGGTTTGAACTGGTACGCCCGGACAAAGTGCTTGAAGAGGCCTACAACGCCGTTCGCCAGAAGATCCAGAGCGCAATCGGTGAAGTACCACTGTACGAAGCCACCCTCTAAAACCCAAGCAACACCCCACCGCCGGCCTCTCACCAAGAATCCCGGCGGCGGGCTCTACCGAGGTACACAGCACATGACTGCAATTCAAATCTGCGCACTGATCGGCCTCATCATTGCGGCCGCCCTGCTCTACTGGACCGGCTATCGAGGCGGCCTTGCTGATGGCCGCATCGAAGGAATCAACGAAGGCACCCACAATGAGCGCGCCACCAGCGCCAAAACCATCCGCGAACTTGAAGCATCCCCCCAGTTCATTCGAGCCGACCGCAACCACCTGACGCAATTCTGCAAGCGGCTACAGCAAAGCCAGACCTTTGGCCCGAAAGAACGCCAATCCCTGCTGGACATTGCCGAAAAGCTCAGAATCGCAGCCGAAACGTTTAGCGCATTCCGCACCGGAAAAAAACTCGAACGTGATTCGCTCTTTCTCCGCGACCAAGCTCTTTCCATGGCCACCCTTTTGAAACCAGAAGCGCAGGACGATGCCGCATGAATCACGCCTTCGCAATGCTACGCATGTTGTGCCAACGCGCTATCAAACACCGGAGGAAAGCGGCATGAACAAAGAAAATGCGTTTCAGCTATCCAGTGAGACTTTGACGGAAGAGGAGTTGACCGTCATTACCGGCTACAAGATTCCTTCCTTCCAGCGCCAATGGCTGACTCGCAACGCCTGGGAACACGTGCTAACGGGCGCACAACGACCCGTTGTAGGCCGCGTTTACGCGCGCCTGAAGCTCGCAGGGGTGAAGCCCTCAGCGACCAATGCTGTGGCTGAAACCTGGTCCCTTGATCTCTCGCGTGTGGGTTAACAATGCGCCAGAAGAAAGCCGCAAACCGGGATCTGCCACCGCGGATGATCCGCCGCACCCGCAAGAGAAAGAACGGCAGTACCTGGGTGGGTTACTACTACAACGGCAGAGACACCGATGGAAACCGTATAGAGATCCCACTGGGCAGCGATCTCGACGACGCCAAAATCGAATGGGCGCGGCTCGATCGCAAGGCCACGCCTAAATCGGCACACCTGATGGATCGACTGTTTGATGATTATGAGTCGAAGATAATGCCGAAACTGACGCCAGGCACTCAAGCCGACTATGAAAAAGGACTAAGGCAACTTCGTAAAGCATTTATCGGTGCCCCCATTGACGCAATGACGCCGCAAGTGATTGCCCAGTATCGCGACGCAAGAACAGCCAAAGTCCGAGCGAACCGGGAGATTGCTCTTCTATCCACTATGTTTACGTTCGCCCGCGAATGGGGTTTAACCGATAAGGCTAATCCCTGCTTCGGCCTACGCCGCAACAAAGAGACGCCAAGGGACTATTACGCCGGCGATATCGTGTGGGATGCGGTATACACGCAAGCCCCGCAAGAACTGAGGGATGCAATGGACCTCGCTTACCTGATCGCCCAGCGCCCGGCCGATGTGCTGAAAGCATCGGCGGTCGACATTAACAAGGGTTTTTTAATGGTCGGCCAAGGCAAGACTCAAAAGCGATTGCGCATCCGACTGCACGATGGCACTACCGCTTCTGACCTCAGCGCGTTCCTAGAAGCCTTGCTTGATAGAAAGGCAATGGCTGGGATCAAAAATTCTAACTTGATTACCAACCAGTTCGGACTACGCATGAGCGCGGCCATGCTACGCAACCGCTGGGACGAAGCACGGGATAAGGCAGCGATCAAAGCAGCGTCCGACGGTGACATGGTCCTTTCAGCAACAATTCGAAAATTTCAATTCAGAGATATCCGACCCAAGGCGGCGAGCGAAATTGAATTGACTCATGCAAGCCGGTTACTTGGACACTCGACAGAAGAGATAACAAGGAAGGTATATCGTAGAGTCGGTGAGGTAGTGAAACCTACTCGATAAAAACGCCCCTCATTTGCAGGGGCGCATAGATGTTACGGCGTACTTGCTGGTTTGGTTACTTATTTTTAATAATTTCAATTAAATCATCTAGAGTCCTAGAGTTTCGTAACTTAAGCAAGCAAACCAAACACCACAAGAAACAGCCAGCACCGAACAATACAAAAATAGCGCTCCAAGTATCCGCCGTAAGTCCAAATGCCGTCTTAAATGTAGATGAGCAAAAAACGATAACTACACCCACAAAGAGACTGAGCGGCATATGCCATGCATTTTGTTTAACAACACAGTCGAGGTGATCAATAAGCGCAAGCTTCAGCTTGTCAGAGGTTATTGAGATGAGTTGCTGAGACGTGTTGTCATGTATTTCCTCAACGGAAACAACCTGTGTCGATCGCCGGCGCTGTACCGGTTGAGATGATTCTGGGGTAATCGGCCTCACACTCATGCTACAGACTCCCCAAGCATAAACTGAAACTCGATTTTCCTCATCGTTGCTAACTTTTGAATTGAAGCAAAGAACAGTATTTCTTCTTTTGCCTCCGAGATAGCAACCGACACTGGCGCTGTAAGGCTTTGCCCAAAACTTCTATCAAAGTTTGAGAATTTCAGTACGATACAGTCAACATGGAGACTGTCAGGTGGACTTTCGTACTCTACTGAAAATCTGGGCTCAGGGCGCTTATCCTCAAGAGTTCCTTCCTCAAAAGGCTCCATCGGAAATTCTAATCGTACCGACATTTGATCTGAATCGCCGACATTGCAGACAAACGTCGCAACTTCATTTTCAGGAACGAAGAGCACTTCGTTCATCAGGACCTTTCGCCCACCTACTTGCATTTTTTATCTCTCTGACCACGATCACATGAAGTCATAATGACATCACCAGTCAAGGTATGGAAGCGGGTAGCTGAACGATCGCATGTCGTGAAAAAATGCTCTCCATCAAAGCAGGAGTTGAGCAGTCACGAATATTCAAGTTGCGGAACTCTCTCAGAAAATTGCGGAACACTTCACTTTTCCACAGACAATAAAAAACCCCGTAGATCATTGATCTACGGGGTTTTTAAGAGTGGAGGCCGAGGTCGGAATCGAACCGGCGTAGGTGGATTTGCAATCCACTGCATAACCATTTTGCTACTCGGCC